GCCAGCGACGCAAGCAAGCTGCTCATGCTTCGCGAGGATATTGCTAAAGCCGAAAAGGCAGTAGCTGACGCGGGCACAGATCAGCTCAGGCGCAATGAGGCACTGAACGTGCTCGAAGAGGCTCGCACCGCCCTGAAGGACGAGCAGGCCAGGCAATCGGCGAACGTGGCATCTTCCGAGAACAAAGCCGCCGATGATGTCTCCGACAAGATCGACAATCTCTTCACGCGAGCCGCCGAGCTCGACAAGGTGGTGAAGGAAGCCAAGCGCCAAGCCGAGTTGCCGACGATGGCTGAGGTGGCAAGTGGCCAGCGCAATATTGGCGTGCAATCGCAACAGGACATCAAGAAACTCGCAGCCGAAGAGGCCAAGATCAAGAAGCTCTCTGACAACGAAACGCGCCTGAAGGGCCAACTTGCGAATGCGAAGAGCGCCGGCGACCGGAAGAACATCATCGAGGAAGGCCGCCAGAATCGCGCGCAACTCGACGCCGCGCGCGCTCGTGCCGATGCCTTGAGGAAGGGATTGGCTGGAAAGGTTTCTGACCTTCCTTTCGCCGAGCAGGAAGCCGCCGCCGAGGCCGCGCGAAAGGAAGCGGAGGCCGCCGCCGAGGCAGAGAGAAACAAGCCCAAGCCGAAGCCAGACGGAAAGCCGGTGACTCCTCCTTCAGCATCGGAGGCGGCATCAAATGCGGCGACCGGAGCGATTGGAAAGGCGCAGCAGAACCTCACCAGCACGGCCCCGAAGCCAGCCGCAGGTGGCGCCGGAGACATTGCCACCAATGTCTCGAACTGCGTTAAGATCCTCGGCGACATCAAAGATCGGCTCGATCCCACCAGCATCTCCACCACATGAGCGTCCAATACTTCAAGACCAGCGCGCAGTCTGCCTTCACCGGGGTCGCCGTCACCGTCGGGCCGGTGGAGTGGCTCACGGCCTTCGAGGGCCAGAACTCCAAGGTGTATTTCCGACAGCAATACCAGCAGGACATCGACAGCTGGTCGGCGCTCTCGCTCAACACCGCGCACTCGACCCTTACCACTTACCTGCTCGTTCGTGAATCGGAGATCCAGAACGTGGGCGGCGGCCAACAGAGGTGGTATCGGTATTACGCCTGCACGCCTCCTCAGCGCGTGGAATACACGTCCTATGCCGCGCAGTTCCCAGGCTACTATGCCCAGCGCGATCCGCTCGCCGCCACCACGCAGGCCAAGATCACCTATGACTATTTCCTGCTCGGGAGCGTGCCCACGCTTTCGCAGGAAAGCCGCATCACGATCACCGGCTCAGTCGACCAACCGCTGCTCGCCGGCGTGGTTTACTTGCGGTCGTTCACCAATCCAACGCTGACGGCTTACCAAGCCTCCGTCACCGCCGACGCTGCCACTTCTTCGAGCTTCTCCCTTACGCCCGAGCCTCAGAACCTCTCGCGCTGGGTCGGCAACTTCTACGAGCGCACCACGATCAACATCAAAGCCAAGTGAGCGCGACGAAGATCACGAATGCCCCGGCTGCGTTCTCGGCCATCGCCGGAGCGATCAACAACCACGCCGACCTGATCAAACCGCTAAAGGCTGGAAAGGGCATCCAGATCGCGGAGGACGGCGACAAGACGCTGGTGTCGAGTTTCATCACTCAGGCTGACATCGACAACGTCATCATCCCGCAGATTCCGTTTCCCTTCAAAATCGTCGCCGTGGAAGGCTCGGCCAAGGTGACGGTGATTTATGGAACCGTGACGGGAGGAGGCGTGAACATCGTCCCAACCATCGGCGGAACCAGCCTGGCCGATCCCACTCCGCCCGAGCTTACGGTCGTCACCGGCACCGTTTACCTGAAGGCCACCGTCGATTCGGCTGGCATGCCGACGGCAGTCATCATCGACAACGCGGCCTCTACTCCTACCGATACGACAACCCTGAAATACCGAACCATCGGAAACGTGACGGTCTCGGGCACCACCGTGACCATATCTCAGTCGGTGCGCACGTCCCTCACTCTTTTCATCTGTAACGGCACGGCCGTCTGGGAGCAGGCATGAGCGTAGCGTCACAGTATTCGGATTGCTGCACGTGCCCGACTGCAACGGTGGAGTGGGATAGCGTCAGCGCGAGTAAAACAAAGTCTGGATATGCTGAATTTTCTACTCCTAGTAGCCCGCCAAAACGATACCGTCGCGCTACCTTTACTGGCGGAAATGTCGAGGCTCTTTTTCAGATGGACGATCAACCTGCGTCGCATCCGCTTTTTAGTTGTTCAAGAAATATCTTTAATACAATAGTTGCCCAAGGGCCAGTTTCTGGTTACGCGGAATATGCAATTGATGGAACTGTCACTAGTATTCCAGTAATTGATGGAGTAATTCTCAATGGGACATGCTCTGGCGATTCCGTCACCGTGACCTTCGATAATCTGGCGCTTAATACTGGGTCAGACCACTTTTGCTCAAAATCGGGGATTTATATATGGAATGAAACACAAAGTCTCTTTGAAATTTCCGATTGCCTTGATTCAGGTAGCGCAACCGCTACAAACGCTACAACGCTTAGCATTCCTACGCTAGGCGCTAACGCTACGGCAACATTAAGCATAGAGTATTTGACTTCCGAATTGGTGGCCCACGCTGTTGATTCGCTTCCTGCATATGATAACGACTGGAATGACACTCCAGGCAGCTTCGCAAATCTTACAACCGACGAACTTACATACTCCATCCGCCAATCCCGCTACCGCATCCGCTTCAAGATTCCGCAAGTTCGCACCGGAAAATGCTATCGCGTAAACTGGGCAGAGCGATTCATTCCAGAAGCTGGCACAAGCATTTCCTCGGTTGAGGTTTATTCGCCGGGCGTTTACCGCCCCACCGTCACCCTTTCCGCTCCTCATTCTGGCGGCACGCAGGCTCGCGCCGTGGCCGTCATGTCCTCGACCGGAACGGTGTCATCCATTCGCATTCTCAATCCCGGCTCCGGCTACACCTCGGCGCCTATCGTCACCGTTCAGGCGGCGATAAACAGCGGCACCACCGCAACCGGCTGGACGGCTACCTTAACCGGCGGCCAAGTGACTTTGATCAGCGGAGGATCTGGCGGAGACTATCGGCCAACGCTCACCTTTTCTGCACCTCCCTCGCCCGGCACTACAGCGACCGCTACCTGCACCGTCGATGAGCAAGGCGGCATCGATGCCGTTTCTGTGACCGCATCCGGTTCCGGCTACACCTCGGCCCCGACTCTGACGATTACCTCGAAAGTCTCTGGAGCCACTACCGCCGATCTTCTGCTGCATCTCGGCACCGAGACAACGAAATGCACGACCTGGGACGGAACGACGCCCGGCGGATACGATCCCGCAACCCCTAGCACCTACCCCATTCTCGGAGATGGCACGAATCCTTATTTCTCGTTGGCCGTCCCAACCTCTGACGGCACCACGCTAGTCGCCAACGTGCGCGCAGTCTGCGATTGCTCCTCCTGCCCATGAGCCCAGGCGTCGTTCAAGTGAGGTCTGACATATGCGGCGATTGCCCCACGCCATGCGCCGAACGACCCGACCCCGCGCATCCATGCTCAATCTGCCCGCTTGATCGGCCTCGTTGGGGAACATGGGGCGATTGCACCGGCACGACTCCACCACCTCCCGCGCCCATGCGCGGCCTCGGCGATGTCGTAGCCGTCATCGCCAACCCCATCGCCAAGGCCGTCGGCCTCAATAAGTCAAAATGCGGCTGCCAGAAGCGTCAGGAATGGCTGAATCAGGCCGTGCCGTTTCAGCGTCAGGATTCCGCGAAATGAAGAGCGCGCGCCCCCGCTCGTAACGCTCGGGCGAATTGTTCGCTTCATAAATCGAATCCATCGGAGCCTTCCCGAAGAAAGGATGCACGTGCTCGAAGATCAGATCCGCGCGGCGGTCGATCACCACGCCATCCTTCCACGCTCGGTGCGAAAACTCGTTGTCGGAAAACACCGACTCATAACCCGCGAAGAACAGCGAGCCCTGCTTCTCCAGCCGCGCACGGTTGAGGATCGCCATGCACAAAAGCGAGTCCTTGCGCGCCCCGTCGCCGACCGCGAGCACGGCCTCGCCTGAAGCGCCCTCGAAGGCGACAGCAATCGCCGCATCCCAGTCGGCCGGAGGCGTCCAATCGTCGGAGAGCTGAATCAGGATCTCGCCTCGCGCCACGGCAGCCGCCGCATTCCAAGCCCGCACACACGAGCCGGGCTCGACCACGACGTGCTTGAACTGCCGCGCCAGGTCTCGGCTGGCTTGATCGTCCTCGTCGACGGCCATGATGTATTCGATCCATGCCGGAAACCTCGCCGAGTTCATCCACCGCTCGCGGCACTCCCACGCTTTCTGGGCCCGGCCCCGGGTGGCGTGAAGGAGGGAAATGCGCGGGTGCTCGGTGTCGAGGATGGGCGTCAGGCCATTCAACCGCTGGCATCGCTCCAGCAGGTCGAGCCCGTGCCAGCCATACCACTTCGCTTCGTAAGTCCACGGGCGCCGATTCTCGGGCGGAACAGGAACCGCCACCATGCGCCGCGCCAGCTCCAAGGCTCTAACCGGCTCATTCAGCTCGAGCGACGAAAGCACGGCGCCCGCGAACGGCTCGCGCAGCTGCGGCATCTCCATCGCCGCCCGCCCGAACCACTCGAGCGCCTCTCTCGGCTTCTTCGCCAGCCGGCCCATGTTCATCAAGATCTCGAAGCGGAACGACTCGTGGAGGTTTGGAAAGCCCAGCGCCAACTGCCCGAACTCCCGCGCCTTCTCCTCGCTCCGAGCGTAGAAGTGCTCTTGGTGAACGTAGAAGAGCTGGGAGCCGGCCTCGCGCAGGGCATTCGACAAGATCCTGAGGTTGCGGTCGTGGCTGCGCGGCTTGGCGGCCACCGGCGAATGCACCCAGACCGGCTCGCTCACCTGCTGGCGTTTGTCGTTTTCGTGCGCGACCAGGTTCTCGTGGACGGCGAACTGCCAGCGACGACCGGCCGCGAAGAGGTGACGCCGAATGCACCGCTCACGCCACGGCGCTTTGTTCGTGCCGGGGACGTCATACGTGAAGAGCAGGAGGTCGGCTTCGGTGGTCTCACAGGCCCGCACGATTCCGGCCGGATCGCCGCGCAAGGTGTCGTCGGCATCGGCCCAGAAGATCCAGTCACCGGTGGCCAACTCGAAAGCCTGGTTGCGCGCCGCGGCGAAGGAATCCACGTGCTTCCAATCGGCCGCGCTCTCGCCGTTTCGGTATTCGCCGACGCGCAACTCGAAGCCGAGCTCGGCAGCCAGCTTCTCGGTGAGCTCGAGCGTGGAGTCTGGCTGCTGCGCCCCGATTGCGCGAACCACGCAGAGCTCGTGGAAAGAACCGGCAAACGACCGGAGGCAGCGCTCGATGTGCGCGGCCTCGTTTCCGACTATCATGGCGAGGGAGACTTTGGGCATTCTCGCTGCAGGCCGTAAAAGTTGACGAAACGCGCCCTTTCATGGCGCTTGCAAACCCCTTCACCGGCCTCGATTCGGCCACCTTAACCACGCTGAAAACGCAGGCCGTGGCCGCGCTCTCGGCGATTCTGACAAATCAGAGCTACAGCCTGAACGGTCGCAGCGTCACCCGCGCCAATCTCGCCGAGGTCAAGGACATGGTCGGGCAGCTTCAGGCCGCGCTCGACATCGCGAACGGCAACACCGCCGAAGTCACTTACGTGCAATTCAACAGCCCGAACACTTGGTAACATGGAGCGCCCCGACATCGCCAGCATCGTCAAGAACCAGAACGCTTTCGAGCGCGCCCTCGGCGTGATCGCCCCGAGCTGGGCGACGCAGCGCCTCCGCTCCAAGATCGAAAAGCATCTTTTCGAGTATCAGGCCGCGCAGGCGAATCGCCTCTTCGCGCCGAAAACCTACGAGGTGCCGGCCGAGAGTTCGCGCACCACTCGCGAGCGTCATACGATGATGTTCGAGGCCCGCGACCTCATCGCCAACTTCTCGGTGCTGGCCGGCGTGCCGGAGAAGTTCGCTCTGAATTGCACTCCGAACGAGTGGAGCCCGGCGACCGGCTCCCGCGAATACGACAAGACCGTTTCGGACTACTTCCACAACTGGTGCAAGAAGGCCGACGTCACCGGCCGCCACAGCTTCCGCCAGCTGGTTGGCATGGCGCTGCAAATGCGGCCGGTGGATGGCGATTGCGGATTTGCGATTCGCAAGACCGCCGACGGCATTCGCCTGCAGCTCGTGCCCGCCGACCTCATCGGCAACCCGAGCGAGGTGGTGCTTTACGACAATTACGTGGACGGCATCGTCGTTGACGACTTCGGCAAGCCGGTGGCCTACCGCGTTTTCAAGCGCGACCGTAACGGCTCGTATTACGAGCCCGAGGACGTCGCCGCCCGCGCCTTCTGCCACTACTTCGACCCCTTCCGCGCAGACCAATACCGAGGCATCACCGAGTTTCATGCCGTCATCAACACGGCGCGGATGCTCAAGGGCATCCTCGATGCCGAGCAGGTCGGCGTCAGATTTGCATCGCAGCAGGCCGCTCTGGTGTTCAACGAGCGCGGCAGTGCCTCGCCCCGTCAAGCCTTCGCGCCGATGCCTTCCGCCACCCTCGAGAACGGCCAACAGCGCAAGGACGAGCTGTCGGACGTCGGCATGATCAAATACTTCAATACCTCCGACAAGGTGGAGGTGATGCCCGCCCGCCCCTCGTCCGCCTTCACCGGCTTCGTCGAGCATCTCATGGACGAGATCGCGATGGGACTCGGCGTGCCGCGCGGCGTGCTCTTTGGCACCCAAGGCTACAAAGGCCCGAACGTTCGCGCCGAGTTCGCCCAAGCTGACCGCGTCTGGGATCGTCATCGCGGCGTGCTCTCCGACAAGGTTCTCGACCCGATCAAGAACGACGTGATCCTGATTGCCATCGCGAACGGCGAGATTCCGCCGCCCCCGGCGCAAGAAGGCGAGACCGCCGTTGACGCTCTCCGCCGCGCTCTCCGTGGCGAGTGGCGCTGGCCGGCCCGCATGTCGATCGACGTCGGCCGCGAGTCCGCCGCCAACCTCAACGAGAACCGTCAAGGCATCAAATCCGGCCAGCAGATCGCCGCCGAGAACGGCTACGATTACGAGGCAACCCTCGAGCAGCTGGCCATCGAGGCCGCGAAGGTCTCGGAGCTCGCGGCGCAGTATGGGGTGCCTGAGACGGCCATCCGCCTTACCACCTCCTCGCTGCCTTCCACGCCCGCCGCTGCCGCAGCCGCCGGCGAGAACGTGGGCGCTTCCGCTGCCGAGGCCCAGAACGCGCAGCCCGCCGCCCTCGAGGCCAAGCCGGAGGTGAAGCAACTACAGGTCGACACCCAGCCCACGCAGGAGATGGCCGCCGAGGCCGAGCGTGGTCTGGCATGGCGCGACGAGTTCAACCGTGGCGGAACTGAGGTCGGCGTGGCTCGCGCTCGCGACATCGCCAACCGCCGCAACCTGTCGCCCGACACCATTGGCCGCATGGTCTCCTATTTCGCCCGCCACGAGGTGGATAAACAGGGCGAAGGATTTAACGAAGGCGAGCAAGGCTACCCCTCCGCCGGCCGTATCGCTTGGGCGCTCTGGGGTGGTGACGCCGGGCGAGCCTGGTCGGAGCGGAAACAAGCCGAGATTAATCGCGACTCTTCGCTCTCTGACCTACTCGACCGCCGCTCGGCCCGCGCCGCCCGCGCTTCCCGCCTCGCCGCAAAGGTAGAACGCACGGCTACTTTACGAGCCGCCTTAGGTGAACAGGCCGCCACCGCCGAGCGCATTCAATCCGCATTCTCACGTCTCGCCAAATGACCACCGACCAAGACCTCCTCCTAGTCGCCGAGCGCCTCGGCCATGCTCTCGACCGCCTCGACAAGATCGAGCAGGACTTCCAGACGCAGGCGCTCCCCATCCAAGGTGCGGCCGTTGCGAGCAATGCCGCGGTGACCGCCCTCGACGCCGCGCTCTCCGGCATCAAGGCGCTCAACCAGCACGTGCTGCAAAATGACCTCGGCGCCCTTTCCTCGCGAGTTGACGAGGCATCAAAGCAGGTCGAGTCCGAGCTTCTCCGCCTCGACTTCGCGCTCGCCGAGACTGCTGGAAAGATCGAGGCCAAGATCGAAGCCACCCGCGCCGAGCTCGCTGCCGCTACCGCCACCCGCCACGAGTTGAGCGCCGCCCGCGAGGCGCAGGCCGAGAGCGTCGAGACCGCCCGCAAGGAGTTCTCCGCCTCGCTGGCTTCGCTCCGCAGCGAGTTCGCCGAGACCGTGAAGAAGTTCGCCACCCCGACCACGCTCAACCCCCGCGGTGAGTGGATCGACGGCACCGTTTACGCCCGCCTCGATGTCGTGACCGTATCCGGTTCCTCCTACGTCGCTCTCGTGGACGGCGCGCGCTCGAAGCCCGGCCGCGGCACCGAGTGGCAACTACTCGCGAAGAAGGGCGCTGGTGGTGGCGGCGCTGGTGCGCAGGTCGGCTTCCCGATCAACTTCAAGTCCGTCACCTTCGCCTCGACCATCGACGTCGGTTTTAATGATGAGGTGAACTTCCGCACCGTTGCGGTGACCGGCAACCTCACCTTCACCGGATCCGGCTACCAAGCCGGCCGCATGTTCTCGGTGCGGCTTGTCTGCGATTCGACGGCCCGCAACCTGACCTTCCCCGCAGGCTGGGTTTTCCTCGGCGTCGAGCCCTCTGCGATGACCGCGAGCGAGACCGCCGTGCTCTCGCTCTTCTGCTACGGATCGACCGAAGCCGACGTGGTGGCCGCCTACGCCGAGAGCCTCTAAGCCATGTTTCTGACGCAAATCGATCCGGCGTTTATTGCAGGGGAGTCGGGTTCGACCCCTTCTCTGGATCTGTTCTTCTCGGCGACCAAGGCGCTCGACCCGCGCATCACCTTCACGCGCGCCAGCACCGGCACCTTCATCAACTCGGCTGGTCTGGTGGAATCGGCTGCGTCTGGCGTGGCTCGCTTCACGCATGATCCCGTGACGCTGGCTTCGCTCGGCCTGCTGGTGGAGGAGGCGCGGACGAATCTGCTGATGCGGAGCGATGATCTGACGGCGACGTGGAGCGGTGTCGGAATAACTATTTCTGCAAATGCGGCTACCGCACCGGACGGCGCTCAAATCGCCGATTCAGTAACGGCTTCTTCGTCTGGCTCGGCAGTTAGATACGTCGTCCAATCAGTATCAAAAGCGGCAAGCGCGATTCAGTATTCGTATAGTTTGTTTGTTAAGCCGATAGCGGGTGGTCGCTACATTACTTTCTCAGTCGATGATGGAGGAGGAAACGGATTCTCAGGCGGTCTCGACACCACAACTGGAACAACGACCGGAGGCACCGTTGGGCCTGGAGGTGCTTTTAGTTCAGTCAGCGCAACTCAGCACGTAAATGGCTGGTGGCGAGTAACTCTTGTCGGAACCAGCACAAACGTAACTACCGTTAGGGTTGCAGTAAACTTGGCTGCTTCGCTTACTACTGGATACCCATCGGCAAATCTGAATGCTGGAGATGGAATGTTTATCTGGGGACTTCAACTTGAAGCCGGAGCCTTCGCCACCTCCTACATCCCGACCACCTCCGCTACCGTAACCCGCGCCGCCGACGTGGCGACGATGACTGGCACGAACTTCTCGTCGTGGTATAACGCGAGCGAGGGAACCTTCGCCGTGAACTATCGTCCAGTTCGCCTCGGTGCTTACCAGCAAATCTTACAGGTCGATGACGGCACCCTGAACAACCGTGCGCCTTCACTGGCGCAGCATTCTACCAACGTGGGAAGAGTTGATTGGTCTGCTAATGGAGCGAATCAAATAAACAGCCTCGGTTCAGGTCTTGTAACTCTTTCTGATAATAAGGTTGCGGCGTCTTACAAGATTGGTTCCGGCGCGTCTGTTTCCACAAATGGCTCGGTAAGCTCCAGCACTTTCGCAATCACCACGCCGACGGCTACGCAACTTTACATCGGTGACAGATCGGCGATTTCGGCAGCACTCAATGCCCCAATCGCCCGCATCCGCTACTACCGCCGCCGCCTGCCAAACGCCGCTCTCCAGACCCTCACCACATGACCGATTATTGCCTGAGATTCCCCGACGAGGCCACCTCCTTCGCCGCCGCGCAGGAACTCGGCGCAGTCATCGAGACCGAGGACGGCCCGCGCCTCGCCCGCTTTACCGAGCGTTACGCAATCGACGTGATCGGCGAGATCGCGCTTCCGCCAGAGACCGAAGGCGGCGAGCCCACCCCGCTCACCGGCTGGCACGTAAACCTCCGCATCATCGACGGCTCGCCGCTCCCTGAAGAGCTCGCGCCTTTCGTCGTTACTCCCACCAACCCTTACCGCGTTTGGGCATGAACTGGACTGACATCCTCGGCAACGTAGCTTCTGGTGGCCTGCTTGGCCTGCTCGGCACCGGCGTCAACTTCGCGCTCGGCTATTTTCAGCGCAAGCAGGAGCACGCCCAGCGCATCGAATCGCTTCGCCTCGAAGGCGAGCTGAACGCCGCCAAGACCGCCGGAGACGTGGCTGTGGCCCGCGAGCAAGGGGCTGCTGGTGCGTTTGTAGCAAGTCAGCAGGCCGAGGCCAATATCGGCCGCTCCTACAAGTGGGTGGAGGCCGTGCGAGCCCTCACCCGCCCCGGGCTCACGCTGCTCCTGGTGCTTCTCGCGACCATTCTCCGTTACTCCGCCGACGAGGCTACCAAGGCTTACATCGACCAGAACATCATCGTGACGGCCGTCGCTGCCGTCACCTGGTGGTTCGGCCAACGCCAGCTCGACCGTTCGACTACCAGCTGGGGCAACAAGACCGCCGGCGCTTCCGTTTCCTCGAAATGAATCTCGCCCTCGACCTCAACACGATCCTGACCAGCCTCGTGCTCGGCGGCATCGTTTGGATTCTCAAAAACCAGAGCGACAACACCACCGCGATTGCTCTCGCCGTGCAGAAGCACGAACAAAGCGAGCGCGAGATGGTCGAGCTACGGGCGCGAGTGGTGGCGGCCGAGGTGGCGATCACTGAAGTCTCGCTCCGAGTCGCGCACCTCGAAGGCCCGAAGGCGTGAGCACGTGGAATGGCAAGCCGATGGCCGAAGGCTCTCGGCCTGACATCCTCGACGCCGCCGAGCGGGCGCTCTCTCGCTGCGGAATCTCGACCACGAACGTCGGCCTCTCGCCCAGCCGCGTGCGGGTGCTTATGAAGGAGCAGCACAATCTCTGGCTTCAATCCTCCGCCGCAAAGCGCGCGTCAGGAGATCAAGGAAAGGCCCGCTGAGGAGCGTGGTCGGCGTGCATCTCAGCACGCACCAGCCAGCCTCGGCTGCGTGGTTGTATTTCTCCATGTCGGCGACGAAGCCCTTGCCTCGGGTATGCCTTCCGCCCACCCAGACGCCGCCCTCCACCTCCACGGCGACCATCAGATCCGGCCAGGCGAAGTCGAAGCGCCATTTGCGCTTGGGGTGGAAGCGGTGCTCGGAAACTGGCTCAGGCAGGCCGAGGCCGCGAAGGATCTGGGAGAAGGTCACGCATCGGGTGGAGTGGTAAAAGCGGTGCTGCCACTGGGCGCGTCGCTTGTCTGGGCGTTAGGAAGAAGAGAGCGATTGCCTCGCATCCATGAATCGAACGCAGCCTGCGTTTCGTGGTCGGTGGATCCGTAAGCGCAATCCGCAATAGCGTGCAAATCAGTCAACGCTTCCCGAAGCCTAGCGTTCTCGCGCTCCAGATCGAGGGCCGAGCAGTCGGCCAGAGCAATAACTGCGCGCACCTGCCCCCTGGTCGAATCTACTGGAAGGCCGAGCTGCTTTGAGACCTCCGGCCACCATGGATAATCAGACATCTCAAAGCAGTTGTCCTCGGCGTAGGACACGCAGTCATCCAGCATCATGAAAAATAACTTAGAGTTCATAAATAAATGTCACGCATGGGGTGGCGCGTCAGAAAAAGTCCACTAAATTACGGATACGCCGAGAGGCGGTCGGATTAGCCGGAAAGTTTTCCGGCTAGTTCCCGTTAGGCAGAACAGAAAGGGCCAGCCGGTGAATGAGCGTGTCGTTCACCGCGTCGGCCCGCGCGTCCCACACTTTTCCTGCTTCCTTTGCGATTTCTTCCATCGCGCGAATGGTGCGGTCGTATTCTTCGAGCAGCTTACGTTGCCCCGTGACGCTCATGCCCTCGCCTGACTCTATAAGGGCGCGCATCCGATTCAGTAGTTCGTGATCCATAAGTAAAAATTAGCCTAACAAGTAGATGGAGCGAACGCGATTAGCTGTCGCTGGTTACGTCGCCACTAGGCGCGTCGCTCATCATGACGTTAGGCAGAGCGGAGAAACAAACCGACCTCGCCCCGCGCCGCGTCCCACTTGGCGACATGCGGCTGGCTGGCACATTCCTCGCTCATGCCCTCGCCTGCAATTTCCAGCAGCGTTATCAGCTCCCGCAACCGAGCATTCTCGCGTTCCAGTTGACGGGCTAAATCGCGCATATCGCACAATGCCTCGTCAGCCTCATGCTCGTTCGTGAAGAGCCA